TGTCTACACGTCAAGCTCTTGGACTTGCAAATCGTCAAGTAGGCAATGGTGCTACCAGCGCTATGGGCCCTACTATGGCTGCTACAGCTCTTGCCTATCAAGGTGGTTACCTAGCTAACACCCTAAGCTCTAGAAACGTTATGGGCCAAATTGGCGGCCTTAGCGCAATAAGCGGAGGATCAAACGAGCAAGTAGCTGGCGCTATTGCTGGTATGAATGGCATGAACTTCCTACGCATGGGCGTAAGAACTCGTGACGCACAAGGTAACCAAAGACCAGTAAACCAAATTATTAATGAGACCTATAGATTTTTATACGGCGGTAGAAAAGTAACTGCCGCTCAAGCACAAATGGTATACAACCCAAATAGCAAGGGTTATCAATCTCTTGCTGCAGTTGCTGGTGGAGACCCTAATCTATTAGCGGTACTACAGTCTGGAATTGTTGCTCGTGCGTCAAAGGGTGGCGGCTTAGTTAAGGGCGACTTAAGCGACTCAAACAAAGCATTAGATTTAATGGGAGTTGGCAAAGACAGTCCTATTAGATCACAATTTAGATACAACACTAGCGAAGCTAGAAAGCTACAGTCTACAGAAGCTGGTCTAGTAGGCGGATACAACGTAGGCCTTAGAACTACTGCTGCTGTAAATGATGGGTTTAGTTCTCTTGCTGAAACCCTACCTTCAGTTACTCAAGCTCTTATGACTTTTAAAGGCGCACTTCAAACTTTCCCAGGAGCGGGTAATACTGGCGGCACACTAGCAGGTCTTGGCGGTATGGCAGCTGGTGGCGCAATGAACATAGGTCAGATGGTATTGGCTGGAAGTTTATTAAAACGTGCTGGAATTATTGGGCCCGGTGCGGCTGCTGCTGCAGCTGGAGGCGGAGGCGGTGCAGGTGCTGCAGGCGCAGGACTTGGCGCAGGATTAATGAGTTTACTTACCGGTAAGGGTAAGTTTGCAGCTAAAGGTGTTCTAGGCAAAGGAGCTATGGCGGGCAAGTTTGGCCGTGCTGGATTAGCTATAGGAGCGTACGCAGGGCTAGAAAAGCTACAACAATATTTAAATAAAAAAGGTAGCAACTTACCTGGCTTTGCAAAATGGTTAGGAAACTTTGCATTTGATTTAGGTCAAGGTGGAATTACTGGATTAGCTGCTGGTGGTGTGCCTGGAGCTTTTGCCGGCATCGCTGCAGGCGGAGTAGGTAATTTAGCTACTGGTGGCGTTGGTGGTGGTGACGGAGGTTGTTCTCACGGATCAATGGGCTGTTCTCACGGAATGGGTGGAGGAGACTCAACACAAACCGCAAAGGGAGCTACATTACAGATGCCAGTTCCACCAGGCACTAGAGTTACCTCTCCCTTTGGTCCACGTCCAGGCGCTGCTGCAAGAAATCCAGGAATTAGTTCAAATCACACAGGCATTGACTATGGCGTACCTGTAGGAACATCTATTGCTGCTGCAGGAGATGGAACAGTTTCTGAAACAGGAATGCACCGTCAATATGGTCGTTATTTAATTATTAAACACCCTGGTGGCAAATCAACTATGTATGCCCACCTTAGGCAGATACTTGTTAAAAAAGGCCAAAAAGTTACTAGCGGACAAGAGGTCGCAAAGTCTGGTGGAGCTAAAGGCTCTTCAGGAGCTGGAACATCTACCGGTCCCCACCTTCACTTTGAAGTTAGAGATCATGGTGGCGTAGGCGCACAAGGAAGAAAAGACCCTAGATCATTCTTTGGTAAGGCATTTCAGTTTATTAAAAACATGGTTACTAGCGGTATTAACGTAGGTAAGAGAGTTATTAATCGGTTGTTTGATAAAGAACTGCCTCATGCAGATGTATCCGGAAGTGGAACCCCTTTTAGATTTGGAAGCGTGTCTGACCTAAACTCAGCTGAATTAGGGGCCTTGGTATCTAGCAAGATACGTTCTGGAAGCCCTATTGGTTGGGAAGACGTCAACAGCTATCTAGATAAGGGTGGCGGTAAAGTAGGGTTAGGCAAAAAGAAGTCAGCAATCTTTAACTCTGAAGAAGATCCAGTTCTAGGCGATAGCGCTGGAATGACCGGAGGAAGTCGAGCCGGACTTATGAAGATGCTTTATGCCCAAGGCTTTAGAGGAAAATCCCTTCAAACTGCTTTTGCGGTTGCTTTAGCTGAATCTGGGGGCAGAGCTGATGCTGTTGGAGATAAACACTTAGTATCTAAAAAATGGGGCCCTAGCTACGGCGCATTCCAAATTAGATCACTAAACGATTGGAAAAAATATAATGATCCATATCGTGATGGAAGTAGACTAAAGAACGCAAACTTTAACATTGAAGCCGCGTATGATAAGAGTAACCAGGGTAAGCACTGGAAGGGCTGGACAACCTTTACTAGTGGAAAGTTTGCTAAGTTCTTAGATGATGCTGCAAAGACACAGCAGGCTGCAGGTATTGGTGGCTCAGACGATGTAGGATCTGCACAGTCTATGTCTCTTGGCGCAACCACAGGAGCGCAAGCAGTAAATAGCTCACGCAGTATGTCAAGCTTCTCTACAGCTTCAAAGCATGACATAAATGTAACAATGAACGTTCAGATAGCTCACGCAAGCAATGCTGAGGCTGAAGCAATGGTTAGAAGGTTTAAGAAAGTGCTAGAAGACGAACTACGCCTAAATGGAATAGGGACATACTAATGCCATCAGCAGCTGACTATTACTACACAATTCAAGCGCATGAGTACTCAGATATATCTCCTATAGTCTACTCTGTGTCTGCAGCTGGAAGCTCGACAGATCCAGATAAAGTTAACGACTACAATAGTAGTGAATGGGTATTAATACCTTCTGATGGGAAATCAGTAAGCGTACGAAATACTGTTCAATATAGGATTAGAGTTTATAAAAAAGGGCCTCCCCTTAATTTTCTTGGCGATAACGAAGAGGGCGGCGTTGAAGTAAACATCTTTGACTCTTGGAAAACAAACTTTAAGGGAAAAGTAACCGGAGTAAAACAAAAGCCAGAAATAAACGTAGGCGGAGGTTCTGGCACAGTATTTTACTTTAACGTTTCCTCCACAGTGCAGGCTACTGCTACGCCTAAAATAAATGTTTATGTTGGGGCAAATCGAGCCTATCAAATTAAAGATAATATCAATGCTGATGGTAAGGGAAAAATAGCTACTGTTAACTTTACTGTTGCGGCAGCTAAACCAACTACACCTAAAAAATTAATAATTGATACGATGTTTCCTGGAACTACGTGGAGCGTTCCGGCCGGACCGGCAGCGGGACAAAGACAGCAGGGCTATGATTATTCTGAACAACCTAACGTCCCAAGCTACGCCTATGAGATAGTTTACGATGCCTGTAAAACCCAATGGGTAGGCTTAAAAATAGGGTTTGCAGTAGTTCCGGGATCAAATAATCTTGCAGCAGCAGCCAATAGTTGGACTATATATAGGTTTGACAAAGCGGGAACATTAATTGGCGCACCAGTAAAGCAGCCTAGCCGTAAATACGCTAAACAGCTACTTCTTGAGGCTAATGTTGCAAATTGCACAGAGGTTTTTACCCCAGATCCTGTAGGAGACGAGGGGGGCATAACAATCCCAAGCACAGACTCTATTACGTACAACCCACCGGCACATTACGTATCTAGAGGCGTATCTCATGGTGTACGAGTTGCGGATTATCAAACAGCCTCTCGTGACAATAAGAGCATTATTATTGATACCTTTAAAGCAAACAAAGTATTTAGTCAGTTTGTAGACAGCAGAAGCAATCTTGGACGTATTTTTCAAAGCCAAGCAGCTGCAGAATCTATGAACATAGCCACTCGAACTAAAGGTAAAGTACCTATTTGGGGTTTTAAATTTATGTACAACCCACAAAGTATTAACTATAGCGTAGCTGCAAATACTGCTATTGACTGGACACAGGATAGTCAAGATCCAGCAAACCTTATTGCGGGAAATATATCTGTTAACTTTACGTTATACCTAAACCGAATTGCAGATATGACTGAGTTAATGCCCTTAAAGGGAGCTCCACAAATGTATTCAAAGAACTACCCTAGAATGCTCTCTAAAGAAGAGGTTGAGGGTATCCTATTACGCGGTACCGAGTACGACCTTGAATACTTGTATAGAGCTGTTAATGGAAACAGAGATATGAAGGGTAACTCCCTGTTAACTTATAACGGAGAGTCTGCTGATAAAGGATATATAACTGGTGTGCCTCTTTGGTTTGTTCTTCATGACAATATGAGGTACTACGGGTCTTTACAAAATATATCTGTAGACCACGTTGTCTTTACCGACAAAATGGTGCCAATGCTTTCAGTAGTTAACATTAGCTTCTTGAGATACCCATCAGGAGCAGCAGTTGACGAATACTTAAAGAAGAAAAACAAGGAAGACTCTACAGTATCTAATGCTGATCCAAGTGACACCAAAACAGCTAGCACAGGAAAGACAACGCCATGATTGAAAGAGTATCTAGATACTATGATGGGCCTCTTGCTCAGGTTAAGCACAAATACACGGGAAGCTACACGATCGCTGTATTTAGGGATTTTCCAGATGACGTCACCTATAAGTACATTGACTACGTCTGGAAAGACGGGGATAATCTAGGCGAGATCTCTAAGAACTTTATTGGGCACTCTAAGTATTGGTGGCAGATTTTAGAGATTAATCAGTTAATCTCTGACCCATTTTCTATAGAGCCGGGTACAGTAATAAAGGTGCCATATGCTACTAAGTAATGGCCCTAGAAAATTTTTCCCTTGGGAATCCAGCGCTGAATACAACTCGTATAAGGTATCTTTTCCCAAGACTCCTGGATTTGAGCTTATCTTAATAGGTGCAGAGATGTACCAAGACAGGGATCAACACGACCGCCTTATGCTGCACTTTAAAGGCAAACCTTACTTTGACGGCACAGTTGTGGCCTCAGGTGATCCAGTAGAGTTTACCTACAGTACCAATAACATAAAGCAAACATTCTATGGGTATATATACTCAATTGAGCCGATAAATGAATCTGACGCTCAAAATACAAATATTCTCTGCGTATCTGCCTCATACTTACTAAAGAATACAGATCAAAAAATTTATAAGAATGTGACCGCTGATCAGGTAGTTACAAAGATTGCTGCTAAATATGGCATGAAAGCTGTTACTCAGAGACACCCACGCGTAAGAAAAACCATAGTCCAAGCTGGGCAAAGCGACTGGCAATTATTACGGCGCCTTGCTAAGCAGACAGGTTTTGCGCTTAGGGTTGAAAACACCACCATTATATTCGTCTCTAAAAATAAAATTTACGCAAACAAGAAGGACCAAGCTCCCTACTTTAACTACGTAGATAAAAAGCTTGGGGGAGCTACTACTCGCTTAGAAAGAACAATGGGAAGCATTATCTCTTTTGATCCAATAGTTTCGGATGAGTCCCCAGAGCTTGGATCAAGAGTAGACAGAATTGTTACTGGGTATAATGAGAAAACTGGAGTGGTTATTGAGACAAAGCATAAGCTTAAAGATTTTAGCTTTGAGGATAAGGGCGTTGTTGTAACTGAGGAAACCTCTGCTGAATTTAAAGCCTGGGAGGCACTACAGTGACCTCTAGATTCTCTAAGATAAACAAGAAGAATAGTGCATCTTCTAAAGCAGCATTTAATAAACATAATGTTTTTGAGGTAGCTACTACCTTAACCGAAAGCAAGTATATTGCTAATGACTTTGCTGACGCTCAAAGGTACGCCTATCGAGCAAAGGTTAACTTAATTGGAGATTCTTTAGTTAAGCCCTACGAGCCTATCTATCTAGATGGGTTGCCAGATGGCATGGATGGATACTGGACAGTCTTGTCAGTCACCCATATCTTTGGTGGCGTACCTGCAAGATATATGATGCAGTTAGAAGTTGGTACAGATATCTTGGGTCAAACTAACCCAGACGCCTACAAAGCAGTGCCGGTCAGAGACGTATCTGGAGAGATCTCTGGTCAGGCTATAGCTCCGGCCCAATCAAAACTTCAAGACTATTCCTTCTCAGTTAACAACTCTACTCTAGAGCCAGACTACGGGATTACAGCTCCAAGCTCTGCGGTGTCTAAGACGTATAATGATCTTGGCGAGGACGCTGCCCCAGACTTTTCAATTATTAAGCGTCCAGTTACTTGGGCTGCCTATGGCAAGACTGGAGTTGTTTAATGAGTACGAGTCGAGGATGGTCTAC